GAACTTGATGGTCGGCATCAACTTCTCCACATAGGGGAAGTAGCGTTTGACAAACTCCGCAAATTCGGACAGCTTGCGGTTTTGTTGTTCGTAAACGTTCTTCATTTCCTGCATCTGCTTGGCTTGTTGATGCTCTCTTTGTCGGGCTTCTTCTTCAAGTTCAAGTATGCGGTCTTGCAAATCCTCATTCCTGCGCTCCAACATCTTGACCTTGTTACTGCCGAAAAGAGAACCGACACTTTCGGCTATATTGGTGGCTGCGTTGGTTGCCGCTTCTTTAAGTTTCTCAGTCTGTATCTCTTTATTGATGCGTTTCAATTCTGCTTTTGCTGTTTCCTGCTGCTCCTGCAAATCCATCACTTCGGCTTTCAAGTCATTGGCAAGTTTGAATGTGTCCCGATAATACTGTTGCGTGGACTTGTGTCGTGCCTCCGAACCGTCTATGCCTCTCAGCATCCCATACTTCGCCATCGCCACTGCATAACTATCTTGGTATGATTTGAGTTTCAACCGTGTCATAATATCGTCAGCGCATAGTCTTACGGTATTGGCTGGCTTCTTGCGGTAACGCTTCTTCGCCTGTTCCTCACGCTTCCTGCGCTTGCGCTCTCCCTCCACGATGGGAACAAGGGTAAGATGGATGTGCGGTGTCCTCTCGTCCATGTGCAGATGGGCGGATACAATATTATCTGCTCCGAAAGTATCTCGGAAATACCTCAGATTGTCCGCACACCACTCATCCAACCTGCCCTCACGTTCTATGCGTTCCATATCTTCGGGCGTACCCGACACATTGATGCGGATTGCCCGAACTTGGTTGCTGCCTATTTTACGTGTCAGATTCGCTTCTTCCAATCGCCTTTGGATGGCTGCCGAACGGTCGTTTACTCCATCGGGGTATTCAATGAGTTGGCGGTTGAGGTGGGTGCGTGTGGGGTCTGCGTTCTTCGGTATGACAGAACGCTCGATGTGGGCGGTTGTTCCACTGTCGGAACCATGCGCCTTTTCCATGTGTAATACTACGAATCCCATATATGCTTCCTTTCTTTTTTGTTGTTGAACATTGATTGATGATTATCCCTGTACGGCTCTTTCCGTTGGCTGGGAGAGTCCAGAGAGGTGCAACCTCTTTGGCTTATTGGGGAATTTTCAGCGTTGCCCTGCAATGCGGCTCGGACAAATTCCCTAATAAGCTATGGTATTTTCTGCTTGAAATACCTGTGGGCTGCGTGTAGCTGTTGTGGTATTTCCGACAGAAATTCCTTTCGGCACTCTCGGTTGGCTTCCATTCGTTCCATATCCCGTGCAATCATCATTCACACAAGGTTAGTCGGTGCGTGAAAACAATGAATTGATGATTTAGTATATTAAACAGCTGAACCATAGCAGTATATACATTCATCATTCTTTCATCAAAGCACCAGCGAAAAGAGAAATACATCATTGGCGATATTCCGCATAGCCTATCCGAAGTTATTTCTCTTTTCATCAGTATTCCTTTCTTGATAGTTATATGATGAGATTGTATTCTATTGGTATTCAATGTTATTATATCTTTATTCATCATTTCATCAAAATCATCAGAGTGTTTCCAAAAACTCTTTCGTTACCGTGTAATACCGTCCTGTCTTTTTGAGTGGGGAGTAACGGCATTCACGTGTATAGTCCACTTGGTAGGTGGTATATGTAAGGGTATTGTTTGCAGGTGGCAGCTTCCAACTCTCCTGCAATACCTTTCTCACTTGGTGTTTTTCGGCTTTGACAAACGTGTTGGACAGCAAAAGAAGAATATCCTGTGGGCAGAATGAAACGCTGTTCACATTCATCACCGTCATAATGTCAAGCAAAAGCTCGCACATCTCTATTTCCAATCGGTTGCGGTTGCTACGGATTATCTTCTGCAAGGCTTCCGTCTGCAATAGCGATGGGGCAAACCACATTCGGCTTTTCTTTTCGGTGGAGAGTGTCCTATGTTGCAGGAAATGAAGAAAGGCGGGTATTTCCGCTTGCAACTTCTGTAGGAAATCTGTATCATCGGACTGCAAGCGGTCTATCTTGCGTACCCAATAGCGTGTTTCCCCTGCGTCTATGATTACAGGCAGATGCTCGTTGTTGGAACACAGCACGAACTTGGCGAAGAAGGCTATCTCCGCTCGGTCTTTACCTTTGGCTTCTACCTTGTAAGTAAACGTGGTGCTCAAGTTTTTCAACCGTTCACTATCCTCCCTGCGGTTGAGTAGCACCTCGTCCACCACGATAAGCAGTTTGCCTGCCCAATCGGAATTGAACTGGCTTCGGAAGTCCTCGTTGGTGTTGAAAGTCACATTGTTCTCAAACAGGGCTTTCAAAAAGTTCAAGAACGTGCTTTTGCCTGTGTTGCGTTCTTCCGATACCAACAGGAGTATGGGAAGTTTCTGCACGGGCTGCAAGTAAAGTAGTTGCAGGTAGTCCATCCCCAACTCATATTGTTCCCCGAAGATATGCTCCACCAATGAGCAGATATGGGAGAAATCCCCCTCCTGTGGTCTGTGGGTTATCGGCTCATAAAGGTTCAGAAAGCCGTCAATCTCCTTTTGGTGGTTCAGATGGTTGGGTACGGTGCAGAAACCGTCATACTTGGGAACGGTGGCAATGTAGCTCTTGCCATAGTCCTGCCTTAACGTGCCGTTGCTCCACACGACACGCTTCTTCTCGTATCCTCCGTTGGCGCAAGGCTGGTTCACTACTTTGTACAAGGTGGTGCCCACTCTCATGTACTCTTCTTTTCCTGTCATATAATTCCTTTCTTTTGTGCTGCCGACAAGCATCGGAAGCGGGTTAAACATCGGTTGCAAAGCTACGGCAAGACGGTTAAAGCATTGATAAGCAAACCGCAGCAGAACGGCGCAATCAAATTCGAGAAGGAATTATTTGCAGGGATTTACATCAAAACAGCGAAAACAGAAAGCCCGAAGAAACCGATTGCTCGGACTTCTTCGGGCGGTCACACGCTAATACGCTCGCACGTACTAACAATCATACATACGGCTGCTCAATACCCACAAATGTGTTTTTTCTTTTCGCAAGTACATTCTCTTTAACAGGGCATTTCGGAGTATTGTTGCCGATGACGAGTTGATACGGAAAGCAAGAGCCACGACCATTGGCATGGCATACACATCCAAGCTGTAACCATTGGGCAAATGGATGTATCGCTCCGCTTCGTGTGGTTTCAGCACCTCACTTCGGTAAACGGCTTTGATGGCAGCACGGAGTGTCGGGGCGACTATCCCGAACAGCTCCACAAGTTCCGTTTCACTCATCCATATATCAGTTGTATCGGATGGTATAGTTACTTCTCCGTACTCATCAATTGTGATGGTTTCCCTTTTCATGGTTCTGCCGATTAGATGGTGAAACGTCCGCTAATCTTGCTCTCAAATGCGGATATGTCATTCTCAAGTTTCGTATTGGTCACCTTCGCATAAATCTGAGTGGTGGTAATGTTCGTGTGCCCGAGAATCTTGCTTACACTTTCTATCGGCATACCATAATTGAGAGCC